CCCCGAGGGGTTTCTCCATTCATGGTGCATATGGTGGACGTTGGAAGGCAAATTTACCAACGCCCCGGGGGTGCGTCCCCTACCCCGTAATCAGCTCTACGAGGAAAGAGTTTCCCATTTTGGTCATGGGAGGCCCTCGGAACAAAATCATCCGACGATTATAGTCGACTCCCACCTGTCGCACCAGGCTCCGGACCCATCGACAAAGCCAAGAGAGGCCGGCTTGACCGGCCCAGGAAATATAGGGTGGATTTGTACGTGGTGACCTTATTCCACGATTGAATCGGTTATCTCTAGCCCATAGCGTCCCATCCAGTCCACACGCGGCAATTAGCCGGGCCAAGAACTGGCACTTGGGTTACATTTCGCCGAATCAATAAGTAGAAGAAGCTGTAAAATTCGTGGTGCCAGCAGCAAACCACGAGGCTAACACGGCAGCAGAAATACGGGTGACATTAATATTAACATATTCAAGGGCAGAAAAATCCAATGCACACACAACCTGAAAAGAGGCACCAGCGGTAGTCAGCTTGATATAAGAAATACCATCAGAATAGGTGGTGGTCGAATTAAACGAATGCCACCCCGAGTTGCCCGTTGAAACCTTTGTAGTGATGGTGGGGGTGCCACCACCAGCATCATTAGCAACAACGGACACCATATAAATGCCCGGGCCGACATTATATTGGGCAATCTTTGTAGAAATCTGTGAGATTGAGCCCAGCACAGGTCCATACGTAGTAAGAGCACTAGGTGCAACATTCGCACCCAAAGAACCCTGAGTAGAGTAGACGGCCTGTTGGGGATCAATTAACTCAACAGTGTAATCGAGAATCACATCGGCCAGAGACGTGGAGGTAGCCACGATCTGGTCGGCAAACACTAACAACTGACCAACATCAATCAGCTTAGAATCACTGACAGTATGAGAATTAACAAACCGGGTCCCACCCAATTGAGGGATGGGGAAAATCAAAGAATCCCACGCAGCCCCCTCAGCGTGATGGGTAAGGGAAAAGAATTCCATACGATCGGCAGGTTGTGGATCCGTCGAGTCGTAATCAATTCCAACCCCTATCCTACCCGCTGTGGAAGTGGGCTGATTCGAAATAACGCGGACAACAAGCGAAATAAACCTATATTTATCATAATTACACGCCATAGTCGCCAACCATGGGGTTGTAGAAAACTTACCAGGATTAATAACCCAAGAATCACACTCATACGCACCGGACACCGGTGAAGAAGTTATGGTACCAATCATCTCTGAATGGGATATAACGACTCCCCGGCCCCTACTACGTATCCGAGGTCGGTTGCTAGTGGCTATTTTAACGCCCTTGGCAACCGGAGCCACGGACGTACCGGTACGTTTGATTGCCTTGTACGACATTGGAGACTTGCCCTGAGACACGGCAAACTTTACGTTACGAGCGTAACTACCCTTGGGCTTACTGAACCCAGGAACACCAAGAGGCGACGAAGGAACAACGGGGTTAGAAGACGTAGACAATAATGGATTGTTAACGGGTGTGGATTTAGATAACGTGTACGATTTAATAGCAGAAGCGGCGGCGGCAAACCCTTGGGTAGCTGCCAACCCAATCAACTCCGGGAGAAGGGCTGGGGCAATAGCCGAAAGACCAATGCCAATAGCAGCTTCTAAAGCAATCAACCAACCAGAGGATAGAGATTTAGGCAATCCGGTGGCCTTCTGAACAATCTTATCTAATTTAGGGCCCTCAAGACGATATGTGTCACCTTTATACAAATTCATGCTCAAGAAACATCAAATATTTATAGTGCGATACTGGTTGTATATGGGATCCCCCCAACCAAAAAAGGAGACTGTTCATGTAGCGGTACCTGTGGCCGGATCCGTGCAGTCGTTCGGCATTTTGTTTAGCACGTAAATGTTTACGCCATAAGGCAACGTTTTGGTCCATTTAAACCGCTACACCCCAAGGAAATCACAATGGGAATTGACGGTGGAGGAAGGTCTCATGGTCACCCTCCGACACCTGGAATTGAAATTTCCACTGGTCAAAATATAGCTCTAATTCAACTTGTTCTGATGTCGTAATATCAAAGGCTCGATGGAAGGAGGCCCTAGCTTCAGGTGAAACAGGCCCGAAGTCTCGATCCATGCCTTTTGACATTTGGCGCATATACCATGATAAATAGTCATCAGAATTACGACCAGGCATCCCATACCTAATGTACGCTCGATAAAAGTTCTGTAGCACAGGCAACCCACCAGTCATACGTAAACCGCCCAACCCTACTGCCTTCATCCAGGTATAAATCTGTCTTCGGGACTGGTAGGGCTGAAGTAGACACGTATCCTTATCAATGGCAGTCATTGGATTCCTCAACATGATCCAACGCTGCCCATCAAAAACTGGGTGGGTTTGGCAAAATTCAAGCTGTTCAAACTCGTGGACGGGTTGTTCAACTTTCATAGTGAACCCAACTCGAGTGAACCATTCATCCAAACCTGTACTAAACTTCTCCAATTCAGATTTATCGAGGAACACCACGCAATCGTCACCATTG